GTGTACTGCGTGTGAAGCTGGTCGGAGAACGTGCTGGCCTGCGCATAGTAAGCGGGGTTCTGGCTCGTGATGTTGTTGTTCCCGATGCGCTTGGCGTCGTTGAAAAAGATCTCCTGATCCTTGGGTCCGCCGCCGCCGCTAAGTGCTCCGCTGCCGAGAATCGCCATAGCCGCGATGCCCGCCCAGCCCACGGGTCCGATGCTCGCGAGGCCCGCCATGATCCCGGTGCTGGCCGCCGCCGCGCCTCCACCCGCAATCGCGCCCCCGACTTCCGCCGCCTCGAGTCCGGTCGCTGCTGCGCCGGTCAGCGCCGAGCCCGACGCGACGATCGAGCCGTCAGCGATGCCCGCCGTGTACCAGGACGGCGCGCTCGATCCCATGAAGCCGCTGAGCTTCGAGCCGAGCCCCGCGATATTGAGCAGGCTGCTCGCACCGCTGGCACCGGACGTCGCGCCGCCCACCCCGCCGCCGATCCCGAGGCTGCCGCTGATGGAGCCCGCGATCTGCACGGTGATCTGCTGCGCGGCCAGGCGCGCGAGCATGTCTTTCACCGAGGAGACGAAGTCCTTGAACCCGGAGGTGCCGTGGCGCAGGAACGTGAACAGCCCGTCCTCCATCAGCTTGAGGCCGCTGGTGATCGCGTTCTTCGCCTGGAGCGCGGCGTTCGTCGCGTCGTCGACGTACGTGTTGAACGCTTCCTTCGCGCCCGTCGCCCAGTCGCGCTCGGCTTTCACGCGCACGGCGACGCTGCCAAGCGCAGCGGTTTTCATGGCCGCAGCGCCCTCCTCCAGAATCTGGCGCGTGCGTTCGAGTGACGCCTGGACCTGAGCGTTGTCGCCCGTGGGGTCTGAGGCGTCGGCCGCGGCGCTCGCCGCCCGGAGATCGGCGCGCAGCTTGAGGTCGACCTTCCGCACCTCGTTCATCTGCTGCTGCTCGATGACCGTTCTGCCGATCAGGTCGATGGCGAACTTCATGTCGTCGAGCGAGTCCCGGTCGGTCTGGGACGAAGCCACGCGAATCGCGCGCTGCGCTTCGAGCGCCGCGTTCTGCGCGACGATCGCCTCGGTTTCCGACTTCATCAGCTCGATGCGCGCCTTGTCCTTGTCGACGAGCGAGGCTTCGAGCAGCAGATTTTTCGCGTACTGCGTGCCCCGGGTCTTGTCGCTCTCGACGAGCTTTTCGAGGCTGCCCTGCAGGTGCACCGAGGTGCCGTCCGCGAGCTTGACTTCCTGACCGTATAGCTGGAACGAGAGCTGCCCGACCGCCGTTTGATGTTCAAGCGTGCCGAGTTGCTTTTCGAGTGCGCCCAGCGCCCCGGTGTAGGTCTTGAAGTCAGCAGCCGCGAGCGCCGCCTCCTTCGCCGCCGCGCGCGCCGCAGCCTTCGTGTCGATGATGTTGAAGTTCAGGTTCGGCAGATCCGGCGGATGCCGGCTGCCCTCGTCGTTGGCCGCTGCCACGCGCAGCGCCTTGCGCTCGGCGATACCCGCTTTGAGCGCGTCGCTCATTTCGGTGTTGATCTTGAGCGACCAAAATCCGCCGGTCGCGTACCGTGCTTTCAGCGCGGCCTCGATCTGCTCGTTCTCAGCGTGCAGCGCGTTCAGCGCCTCGACCTTTTCGCCGGCGCTGCCCCCACCGAACATGATGCCCATTGCCGCGTACCCGGCCTGGGCCTTGCGGAAAAGGTTCTCGAACGGTGCTTCGATTTCGCCGAGCGCACCGATCAGCGTCTTGATGATGTCGATGACCCGCGCGATACCCATGGCGCCGGCGTCCGCCCACGCCTCGATCCAGCCGTCGTCGGCGAGCTTCTTGGCCGTCGCGCCCATCGAGTCGGTGCCCTTCGCGGCCTTGAGCATCAGCGTGACGAGCGAGTCCATCGTCGGCAGCAGGGCGCTCGCGATGGTGTTCCACAGCTTTTCCTTTTCGCGGTTGAGGCGCGCGATTTTCAGAGCGTAGGCCTCGGCTGCCTCGGCTTGCTCCGTGGTCGTGATCGCCTCGATGTCTCCGATCTCGGCCATCTTCTTGAGCATCGGCAGTTGCTCGGCGCCGGCCTTGCCCATGAGGGCCGTGGCGATCGCCGCCTTGCCCGCTCCGTCCTTGAACCCGATGAGTTTCTGGCTGATTTCGCCCAGCAGCACGCTCGGGTCTTTCAGGTTGCCCTCGGCATCCTTGGCCGACAGTCCGAGAAACTTGAGCGCCTGCTGCGCGGGCGTCGCCTCCTTCGAGGTTTCTGACATGGCCTTGCTCAGCTTGATCAGCGCGCTGTCCACGGCTCCGATGCTCGAGCCCGAGATCTCGGCGAAGAACTTGAGCTTCGACAGCTCCTCGACGCTCGCGCCGGTTTTTTCGCTGGAGTTTTTCAGGGCATCCATGCCCTCGATCACGGAGTTGATCTTCTCCAGCAGCAGGTGCGCCGAGAACCCGACGCCGAGCCCGCCGAGAACCTTCTCGAGGTCGTGCACGGCCTCGGTGACCGTGCTCTTGGCGCTGGCCATATCCGCCTGCAGGCGAGCCATGCCCGCGAACATTTGGATTTCGAGTGCGCCCGCGGAATTGGCCATGGCGAAGTCCCTAGAGCTGAGCCAGGAGCCTCAGCCTCGATTGCGTTTCGGATATCTCGGGCGGTGCGTCAGCAGCACGCCAAGGCGCAGGAGCGCCTCGCTTGGTCGCGTTGTGCGATTCACTCAGGTACTCGTGAGACAAGCGCCGCAGGAACCTGACTTCCCACGGATCTAGTTCCACGCCCGTCAGCTCGGTCCACGCGCGGATCTCTCCGAACGTGATCGGCCCCGTGCCCATGCCGGCCAGCAGCGTCGGCCCGATCTCCCAGAGGAAATCGAGCAGGTAGGCTGCGGCGTCCACCGGCGGCAGCTCGGGTTCGTACTCGTGAGGCTCCCGATTGTTGGCCGTCGCCCATTGACGCCGGAGCTTCGCAATGCGCGAAGGCTCCGGGTCCTCGGACTTGTCGTTCTTCGCCCTCTCCGGCGCCGCGTTCAGCCAGGCCCGGTATCGGACGTGAGTCCCGAGTTCGGCGTAGAGGGCTTCGAGAAATTTGCCTTGTCGCCGAAGAACGCGTCGACCTGGTCGGCGATGTAGCAGAGCTTGGGATTGGCGTAGATCGCCTGCGCCCCGCCCTCGTACGGAAAGTTGGTGAATTCCGCCGTGATCATCGTGAGCTTCTCGACTTTCTCGGTGTCCGCGTCCTCGGCTGCGTTCTTCGACACCTTGCCGCGCACGATGCCTGCCATGCGCATAGCCGCGTGCCGTCCCGCGACGTGCATCGCGCGCACGCCTTGCTTCGATCCCGGCCCCCACACGCGGACGGTGACGACCTTGCCGTCGAATTGCAGATCGTCGTCGCCCGCCGCGTTCTGCAGGATGAGTACGGCCGAGTCCTCGAGTTCGAATTTCGTTACGTCGAACGCCACCATTGCGGTGCTGTTGCTCGCTTCCATTGTGTTCCTCGCTGGGTTTTGCCCGTGCCCCACCCACGCTCCCAGCGAAGGGAGACGCAGGCAGGGTCGGTGCGGGTGTTGGGCTTGCGCCCGAATTACGTTGCGGCCACGATGACCGGTGCGCGGCAGACCGCGAGCGTCGCCGTGCGCGTGACGAACGCACCCTGGCCGCCGCCCGAGATCTTCCAGCTCGCAACCAGGACGTCGAGGTAGTGCACCTCGCCATCGGGGTACGTGATCTTGATGCTGTAGTGATTGGGCGAGGCCTCTGCCGCCTTGAGGATCACCTGGCCTGCGTCCGCCGGCACGTCGCCCATGACCAAGTCGCCGTCGCCGTAGTCCGGCGTGCCCTTCGACTTTTCAGTGGCCCCGGCAATCGGCATGAACTTGTTGACCGCGCGAGTCGAGCCGTAGGGCATGAACGTCTCGACCTTGCCGATGGTCGTGTACACCATGCCGGTCGCCGCGTACCCCGCACCGTCGTACGTGGCGGGCAACGCCGCGCTGATCGCGTAGATCGTGTCCGTGAGCGAGGCCACGGCCGTGTGCGCTGCCATGCGCAGGATGAGCCCGTGTCGGCACATGTAGTCGAACAGGCGCGCGTGCAGCATCTCGCCCAGGTCGTGCAGCTCGCGGTGGAGCGTTTCCGCCACCGCCCGGACAGCAGGCTTCAATTTGAATTGCTTCATGGTGATTTCCTTTTGGTGGCAAGAAAAAGGCCGCGAATGCGGCCTCGTGTGGTACTCGGTGAGCGCGAGGCTAGGGCTCGATCAAGCGGACGATGAAGTCGCGCGACTGGCTGTAGAGCGCGGTCGCGTCGTCGGACAAATCCGGTCCCTCGATGTCCGAGACGATGCTGTCGACGATCACGCCGTTGACGGTGCCGCGCACGTTCGGGCACGCGGCGAGAATCAGTTTCATCATGGCTTTGACGCCGGGGTAGCCGGTGCCCGCCGGGGTTCCTTGCGGCCCCTTGAAGAGGGCCGATACCTGAATGCGCTCGGTGT